TGTTCCCTGTGATACACAACCCTTTGCCAAAAAGCATCCATAACGGGTAAATACTTTTCAAACCAACCTCTATCACGCTTTACGTTAACAACAACAAACTCTTCCGGTTTTGGCCAATTAAAATCCGCAGGTTTATATTGAATGAAATCAGCCTCCTCCAAATCTAAAATATCCATACATAACTGAAGTTGTGGCATGTAATGTTCCGGAACTTCTGGTTTTATTTCACGCATCATGGGACACTTAATTTCGACTAATTTACCTGATTCACTCACACCGTCCGGACTCCCACCCAAAAAAGAATATTTAGGGTGAGGACATAAACCTAATTCATGAACAACCTCGTTGTGTCTTTGTTCATAAATTATACGAGCCTCGTCTTCATATTTTTCACCGTGTCTAGTCGCTTCATTACCTGTAAAAACTGGACCCTTTCCACACTTTTTTAATAAAAGTTGTTCGGGTGTTTCGTATTTATTCACACCTATAGCAGATGCTGCATCACTTGCTGTAAGCATACCCATTCTAAGATCTAACCATTCCTGAGACTTCTGTGGCGCGTATTCAAAATCCAACCATTTTTGTACATTTGGGTGCATATTAATTTATTTACTCTCATAACTTTTAAGCCTTTTCCTCTTCGCGAGCAATACGTAATCTTTCTCTCAAAACACGTACTGTACCAACACACGCAATATTCCTACGTGTACACTCATCAATAAGGTCTTGTTTTTTCATATGCGACAATTTCATAACTTTACGTTCAAACTTCGTTTTTATCGTATGACCACTTCGAGACGATAAATCACTTTCAACAATTACAACCTCTTCCGTCGAAGAAGAAGAATCCGATACTACAGATTCATCATCTTTGACTTTATCACAAACCGGACTTGACGGCGGTGAATCACCACGTCTATCTAACCATATAATTAATTTTATACTAGAAATAATACCAAATATACCACCTGCGATATATAAACAGGGTTTCAAAAATTTACACATTATAATTAATAAAGTGTATTTATTGTTTAAGTAGTATTATACATGAGTTGAGGTGGATAGAAAAAGTACTTAGCTGCAAACTGTTCAGCTTGTTTTTTATTTTTTGCACATCCACGCCCCAAAAATACATTATCGACGTATACGTCAATAGTAAATACACCGTTGTCGTGATTTACAACTCTATATTCAGGTAAACTGAGGTTATTTGTTTGACAATAACGCATGAGATGATCCTTGTAATTATCATCAATCATAATACAATTCATATCAACATACCCAGGGTTATTATAAATGTTAAGAATAAACTGTTTGGCGTGAAGTAAACCAAGATCCATATATATAGCACCTACAAGAGATTCAAATACATCTTCCAAAATTTTAGGGTTTTTATTCCATTCATTACGCATACCCTTCTCATCCATTTGAACCCATTTATATAAACCAAGTTTAGTCGCTATATTTGCAAGAGTCTCACCTCTAACAAGTTTAGTTCGCGCCTTTGTAAGAAACCCTTCCTGTCTATTTTCATACCTATCAAATAAAAATTTTGTAATAACAAAACCTAAAACGGAATCACCTATAAACTCTAAAGTTTCAAATGATCCGTCCAATTTTTCATTTTCTTTTAATGCAGATTTATGTGTAAATGCTTTTTGGTACAAATCTATCTTTGATATTTTTGTACCAACAAGGTTCTCGACAGATACCCTATCGATTATCATTGTTGTTTATTAGTAATAAGATATATTTTTTTAAGTAAGTTTATTACCACTTAGGTATTTATTTTTCCTGTTCAACACGAGTATAGTGTGGACTCAAAAATTTTTGCAAGTTCAAGAAAGTAACTTCAATATCATCCGGTGGTTGTAAAAGTTTCTTCAACTTATCGTCCAAAACCAAAATACGACCATTATCTGGGTGTTTAAGACCATTATCAGTGACGTATTTATTAATAGCACGAGTTACCGTACTTCTAGATACGAGTTCACCTTCGGGCAAATCAAGAAATGCTCTCAATTTATCAGAAATAGCTTGCTTTCGATTAAAACCGTTGTTCTTAGCGCGAGACGCCGCCTTCTCACCAGTTGGATCATCGACCTTGGCCTTAATTTTTCTAACAATCTTAGAAAGAGATTTGATATCAGAGCGGAGCGAGCTAAGTTCTTCGAGGACAGTTTCAATAGACATTTTTTATATATAGTATATACCTTGTATCTTTAAGTTCTTTTCCCGTATATCGAGTATGTACTAAGTATTACCAATAGTATAGCTAAAGAAATAGAAAAAGTAAAAATTTTATCAATCTTATAAGGATATAGATACCCAAACGCATAAGGTTGTCTTGGTTTTACACCTTTACACTGTCCAGGGCATCCACCTGAACAACACCCAGCCTTACAGGGAATAATGTACCCGTTTTTACGGATACCACACACTTGATCTTCTAGATAATAATGAGTACCTTGATCAGCATAACATCTACACTCACCAAATATTTGATCACATTTATGTTCTGTACTACCACAATCCATATTATTATATACACAATATAATAATGGTCACGGTATCAAAATCGAAATCGAAATCGAAATCGAAATCGAAAGTCAAACCAATAACACCTGGTAAAACTATGCCAGTTAAGACCGTAAAGAAATTACCTACAAATTACCATTTTTTATTTAGTGATTTCTCAGAAAGTACCCTTGAAAATTGGGTAAAAAAGAAAGTGTGTTTCGGAGATAAACTTTTATTCAAGTATATATCTGAATATAGTCGAGAAAATGTGAAAAGGTTTAGAAACCGTGTAAATAGACTCTATCCAAAAGAAACATTCGAAGAAGCCGCTAAAGTACTTATTACTGAATCAATACGACCTATGATGCATGATATAATAGAAGAACTGTCAAAATTTTTAAAACCAATGGGTGATTTAATCATTAGTGGGGGTGAAGCCGTAAACTTTTATTTGAAACCAGAGGATAGAGTCATCACGACCGATATTGATACTAAGTTTGTACCAAAAATGAAACCAGATGATAAATATTTCGGTAAATTACAAGCCATCAAACTTTTATTATGGAATAAACTCGGTCAAATAGCTGTTCGTGATAATTATAAACTTATCAATAAAGTTTTATTAGAAACAAATCAATACTTTGACGTAAATAAATACAATTACAATAAGAATTTAAGTGCGTATAAAACTAACTGGGCATGGTTAATAACAAAATATATAGGTTTAACATCCGCTTCTGGCTCTAAATCTAAAGGGTACCACGTAACCCGAAGGTATTCATTAATACCAAAACGTAAAAACGTAAAAAATGGATCAAACGTACTCATTGATGTTGAATTATTCACTTTAGATATGAAATTTAGAATGTTTGATATAAAATCAGGTAAAATAGAAGATGTTAACTTTGGTGGTATTTTAGACATTGCATTTATGCGTCCAAAACAAATTGGGTATAACGTCGCTAAAAAGAATTTTTATGGAACTAACATGATTTTTGCAAACCATAATAAAAATACATCATACAAAAGATCATACAAATACTTAGCGGTACCAACAAAAGAATACCTCATAGAGGATATATACATGATGCAAAAAATGGGTTTGCGACCAACAAAAAAGGAAAAGGACCGTAAACGCATGATTTCATTAGCCAGAGAAATAACCAAAAAGAAGATTGTAGGAACAGATACTATGGATACTATCGCCAAAAAAGTTGGTATAAGAATAGGTAAACCTGTACACACGTTCCGCTCGTATAAAAAGGTCGGTCGCCATTTAATAAAAAAGGCAACACAAGTTAATCCTAAAAAGTATACATTATCCACAACAACACCGTCTAAACCAAAACTAAGCAAAGACATAGTTTACGGTTTAAAATCATCACAACCAACAATGAAAACTCCACCAAACTACATTAGAACCCAATCCGATCATATATTTAACATGGAAAAAATGGCATGGAAACCAAACCCAAACCAAAGTTATATACGAAACGAAATGAATTTCAGGCCATCTAGACCAAAACCTTTACCTTCTACTATACGTAATATAAGTATGGAAGAAACCCTATACGGTTTCAAACCAAAACGAGACGCATGGGTTCCCAAACCACTACTTGAAAAATCAGCTATGATACCGTTTATTGGTTTAAAGAAATGAAACCAATATAATATACACTATGATTTACGATACACCAACAAAAGCAGACGATGGTATGCGTCATGTTAAAGCACTTACAGAAGATAAAAAACGATTTTTTATACAATTGAATGACGTTAACGTTTTAGATGTTGATTCTTCAACAGGGGAAGTTTCGTTAGAAATTACAGGGGAAGATAATCAGGCGAAGATCGAAACTGTACACTCTACAAATATGAAGTCTGCGTTAGAAAACTCAGAGGAGTGGTTCGGTAAAAAAGTTTCAGAAAAGGCTATCGATAAAGCATATATTGTTGATGATTCTATCACAGCAGAAAAAATCGAAGCAACAAGAATCTTTGCAGCTAACAGGGAATTAGTTGATTTTGAAACAATTGTTCCAGGTACAAAGTGTTCTGTTTTTCTTGAATTCGCAGGACTTTGGTTTGCAAGATCGCATTTTGGCCCAACATGGAATATTGTTCAGGTGAAAATACACGAAGAAAAAACACCTGAAAAAGATGAACCTTCAGTCGATGCATATCCAGAAGATTGCATGTTTGAGGACGAAGAGTCGAAATAAAAAAAAGTATTTATTATATATAAAAGACATTATGAAGATGGGAAAAGTTTCACCAAGGCAAGTCCTCATTGCACTCGCGATCGCGGCTGTCATATACCTTATGTTCATCAACAAATCCACTTACTCTATCGAAGAGCGCATGTACGCACCATCGTTCGGTCCAGCCGCCGCCGGTCCAGCCGCGGAAGGTGAGGCCACTAGCTGCGAAATGAAGGCGGGTACAGGCCTCGCTTCGTCTTTGCTCCCACGCGAAGTCGCGTCCCAGGAAGATTTTGGTGAATTTGCACCAGAAGACATACTCGAAGGACAAAACTTCCTTGAACCACGTGCCCAAATCGGTTTCCCAGAAACGGTTGGCGGTGCTTTGAGAAATGGCAATAGACAAGTTAGAGCCGACCCACCAAACGCGAAAGAACCATTTGTATGGAACAACTCCACTATAGCACCAGACACCATGCGTCGCCCATTGTGTTAAATTATTATTTAAAGAATACAGGTTTAATTATATATAAAAAACATGTCTCAGGCCCCATCAGAAGAACTTTCTAACAGCGTCTCTAAATTGGTTGAACTCAATAAGCAAATTACAGAAGCCAGAGAAGATATAAAGGTCTTAGTTCAGGCCGAAAAAGCACTCAAATTACAAGTTAAAAAACTTATGACCGATAATGGTTTAGATGCTATTAATCTTAAAAAAGGAAAAATTTCAGTTAAAAGAAGTTCTAGAAAACAGGGGTTAACGAAAGCCTCAGTCAAAGAAGGTCTTACAACGTATTTCAACGGAAACGAAGAACAGGCCGAAAGTGTATTAAAGATTATACTCGATAGCTTACCAACAAAAGAATCAACTTCACTCTCTCTTACGGGAATAAAAGAAAAGAAACAAGAATAAATAAAAATGGTTTGGAATCAATATGTTTACGAAGCTATGAACGGCAACGAAGCCGAAAATAGCGACGTAGAAGATGAAATTCACCAAAACGAACCTCTTCATATATGCGACTGGGAATTACAACACCAGGAAGAACTCCGTTATATGTGGGGGATACTACAACAGTATCTATATGATGCGGCTATGTCACATCTCATTTTAAAATTTGCAAATTACGACGATTTCGTCGAGTTTTGCTTCAATAATTCAATTTAGATAAATTATGTAATCAATATATATACAATAATGATACCAGACATTACATCACAAAAAGTTGCGTTACCAGCTTCGCTTTTTTTAGCTCTCAGCCCAGGTATTCTTCTCAGAACAAACGGGTCGAAGGTCGCTTTCAGAGACGGTCTCACCGGAAGAACTACCGTACTT